TAATGCCAAAGCTCTTATGAGAGGAAGAATGGCTATGGGTTCTGGTTTAATACTCATGGCAAATATGCATTATATAAATGGTGGTTTAACTGGTAATGGTCCATCTAACAGACAACAACGTCAGTTATGGATAGATAGTGGCTGGAAACCTAGAAGTATAAAGATTGGTGATGCATGGGTAAGTTACGATGCATTTGAACCATTTAACTTAATACTTTCAACTATTGGTGATATTGGTGACCACATGAATCAAATGGGTCCTGAATGGACTGAGAAGCAATATAGAAAATTAGCTGTTGTAGTTATGCAGGGTTTATCTCAAAAATCTTATCTAGCTAGTATTCAGCAATTTGTTGATTTATTTGCTGGACGTGAAGGTCAGATGGAAAGAATCATTGCAAGTCTTGCCAACAACTCTTTGCCTTTATCTTCTTTAAGAAACGAGCTTGGTAAAGTAATTAATCCTTATATGAAAGAACTTAATTCTGGTATAGGTGATTCTATTAGAAACAGAAACTTGTTTATGGAAGGTTTAGCTGGAGAAGGTGCAGTACCTACTAAATATGACATGCTTACTGGTAGACCAATAAGAGATTGGGATTTCCCAACTCGTATGTTTAATGCTGTTAGTCCATTCAATATTAGCTTAGATTACAGTCCAGGACGGAAGTTATTGTTTGATAGTGGTTATGACTTAAGGACAACTACATTCTCATATACATTTGGTGGTGTAAACGTCAGCTTTAAAGATCATCCTCATATAAGATCAATGTTTCAAAAAGCAATTGGAGATCAAAACCTTCAATATGAATTAGATTTATTAGCTAAAGATCCACAAATTATTGCTTCTGTTAAACAGATGGAAGCTGATACATGGAACGGGAATAGAGAAAGAGATCCAATGAAAGCTTATTATCACAACGATATTATTAAAGCTTTATTTGATAGAGCTAAGAAAAAGGCATGGTCAAAGATTAAGAATGAGCCTGAAGTACTACAGCTACTTAGAGAAAGTAAAGACAGAAAGATTGATAATATTTCATCAAACAAAAAAACTAGAAATTATAAACAAGAACAGATAGACGTTCTTTTAAACAACAAAAACAAATAATCCGCCTAAAACATAACTCTTAGGAGAAAATGGCAATTACATACACCGACAATGGTGGAGGTGCAGCTAATGGTTCCAAGTTGGAATTTACGTTCACCTTCCCTGTCTTACAAACTGAAGATGTAAAAGTTGCACTAAATAACGTAGTGCAAGCGACAACTAAATATGCAGTTGATACTGCAAGTAATCCCACCAAAATAACTTTTAATAACACCAATATTAATGCAGTTGTACAAGAAGCTACTGGTGCTCCTAAAACAGGCGTAACTGTAAGAGTTTTTAGACAAACACAAGTTGGAAAGTCTACAGGTGATGATGATCCTAAAGCTGTATATGCATCTGGTTCATCTATTAGAGCTGTTGATTTAAACGCTAATACTGAGCAAGCCTTATATGCAATACATGAACTTCAAGATCAACCTTTGTCAGATGCTGATATTGAAGACGGAAGTATAACTTCTGCCAAAATTGCAGATGGAACTATAACCAATGTAGATATTAATGCTTCAGCAGCTATTGATGGTACTAAAATTTCACCTGATTTTGGTTCTCAGAATATAGTTACAACTGGAACAGTTAATAACGTAACACCTACAGAATTAGCAATATTAGATGGTGCAACTGTAACTACCGCAGAATTAAATACTTTAGACGGAGTAACAGCTACTAAAGATGAAATAAATATCTTAGACGGAGTTACAGCTACTAAAGATGAAATAAATATTCTTGATGGAGTAACTGCTACAACAGCAGAAATTAATCATGTTGATGGTGTTACTAGTGGAATCCAGGCACAGCTTGATGGTAAACAACCATTAGATTCTGAATTAACAGAACTAGCTACAATGGGTAGCGGTACTGCAAGTTCTTTAGCTGACTTAAGCTCTGCTGAAGTTCAAACACTAGATGGTATTACTGCATCTACAACAGAATTAAACTTGCTAGACGGTAAAAGCATAGTTACACAAATTACTGGAAGTGCAACTGATGTACAACTACCTTCAGCTCAAGCTGTAAACGAAAGAATTGTAGAGCTAGTAACAGAGGTTGGTGGTTTTACACCAATAGCAAATGAGACAAGTTTCCCTGCAACTAACCCAGACATTAATGATGGTGCTGGAACTATTGTCAGTATAAAAGCTTTAGCGAGTAATTTAGTTGCTAACTCAAGTGGAGTTGCAACAATTACAAACGGGGCTGGTACTGGAAATACAGTAACTATAAATGGATTAGGTAATGGTCAGACTATTATTGCTGGAAGAGGAATATTAGTAGAAACAACAACTACACTTCATACCTATACTTTTCATAGAGAAGCTGTTGACGGAGCTGGAATTACAAGTGCTTCAAATCTTGTAAGTGACTTTAATGATAGATATCAAATAAGTGCTAGTGCACCTTCATCTCATCCAGATGGTTCTGCATTACAGGATGGTGATTTATGGTTTGATACAGCTTCCAATATAATGAAAGTTTATGACTTAGGTAACACACAATATGATGCTGTTACTTCAGTTGGAGACTTTAAATTATTAACAGTAGTTCCTGATGGAGCTACATCGGGTAGTCCTACATTTAACGGAAGTATTGTTTCTTATGATTTAAGAGATGGTACAAATGCTGCTTCTATTACTAGCGTTGGACAACTATTAGTCAGTCTTAACGGTGTTATACAAAAACCAAATGCTGGAACATATAACGCAAGTAATGAAGGATTTTATTTAGAAGGAACAAACGGAATTAAATTCTGTACAGCTCCTCCAAGTGGATCTAGTTTATTTATAACTTTAATTGGTGCAGCTACAGCGATAGGTACTCCTAATGACAACACAGTAAATGAAAATAAATTAACTTCTGATTCTGTAAGTGAAGCTAAGTTAAAGGTAAGTAATAGTCCAGTAGCTGGAAAGTTTTTACAGTACAAGGATAATACTGACCAGTTAACTTGGACAGATGTAGATCTTACAAATTTAAGTGCAAGCAACTTAACATCTGGGACAGTTCCTGATGCAAGAATAACAACATTAGCAGCTTCTAAATTAACTGGTGCACTTCCAGCTATTAGTGGAGCAAACTTAACTGATATAGATGCCGGAGCAACCGGAGCGGGAAACGATAAAATTTTCTGGGAAAATGGTAAGACAGTAACAACAAGTTATACCATTGGAACTACTTTTGGTGCAGCATGTAATGCCATGTCCGCTGGACCTATAACAATCAACAACAATGTGGTCGTAACTGTTGGTAGTGGCAATACTTGGACAATAGTTTAATTATGTCAATAACAATAAACGGAAACGGAACTGTTTCAGGAATCTCTGTAGGAGGTTTACCTAACGGTATTGTAGATACCGATACTTTGGCAAATGGTGCAGTAACCTCAGCTAAAAAAACAGCAGCAACTGGAGAAGTTTTACAAGTAGTTCATAATCAGGTTGATACTTCAGCTGGTGGTAATAATTACAGTGCTTTATTAACTAGCACTAGCTGGACAGATGTGTCTGGTGCAACGCTTTCAATTACACCAAAAGCTTCGGGCTCAACTATATTACTTTCTGCAAACTGTAGATTGGGTAGTTCTTACGCATCTTATATTACTCAAATGTTTAAATGGGTAGACAATGCAGGTAACGACATCAACACAATTACTAACGAGTATATAGTTACGACTAATACAGGTACTGGTGCTATTCACCTTCCTCTCATTGCAAGTGATGTAAACGTGACTGGTGCACATACATATAAATTACAATACAGACAATCAGGCGGTTATGGAATTTACATTTACACACCTATCGTTTGTACTGCAACGGAGATAAAAGCATGAGTTCAATAAAATTAAACGCACAGTCTGGAGGGTCAGTCGCACTTGACGCTCCAACTCAAACAACAAGTAGTGCAGACTTAACATTTAAGTTACCTGTAGCTGACGGTAGTGCAAACCAAGTTATAAAAACTGATGGATCTGGAAATTTAAGTTTTGGTTCAGCTGCTGGTCCTGGACAGATTGTAGAAACTGTAGTTGGAATGTGTGATGGTCGTAGTGTAACAGTAAGTTCCGGAACTTATACTTTAGGTAACGTAACAGCAGTTCAAGCTTTAACTAATTCATATGCTGATGTAACTGGTAGTAGTATTGCTTATACACCTCCTACTGGAACAAAAGCATTAATTTATGAGTTTGATTTTATGTGGAACGCATCAAGTCTTTCTGGTATTTCTTATCACCAAATACTAATTGATGGCACAGTCGTTACTCCTAGTAAGACTTGTGTTGCAGCAGACTACAACTCTTATCATCATTCTCATCAGGCACAAACAGCTTATTGGGTTTTTGATTTATCAGTAGGTAGTAATGATTATGCTAATGGAAAAGTACAAGGTAGTGCTTGGACGTCAAATAAAACCATAAAAATGCAAATGAGAGAATCTGATAACAGTTCTTATAACTGTGTAATTCACGAAAATGATTTTATGGATGGTACTACAGCATCTGGATCTGCAAGAGTAAGAATACCAAAATTACAAATAACGGCAATAGCATAACTATGAGTACAATAAAAACAAACCAGCTTGCACACACAGCTAACGGTGCAAGCGTATATACACTGCCACAAACAGATGGTAGTGCTGGACAAGTACTTAAGACAGATGGCTCTGGTAATTTAAGTTGGGTTACACCAGCTACATCAAATTCTTATTTTTCAGTTCACGATCAATGGGCATTAAATCAGAATATAACTACTCAAGGAGAATTTACACTTACTGACACTCATTTTTCTAGATCAAATTCTTACGCACCAACAATAGGTGCTGCTATGAGTGTTAATAGTAACGGTTATTGGACTTTTCCTACAACTGGTATTTGGAGAATAAAAGTACAAGCTTTAGTTTCGACAAATAATACTGCTCTAAGGTACTCAGGTATAATTCTTAAAAAATCAACTAATGGTGGTTCTAGTTTTGATAATCAGTTTTACTCATATACTCATTTTGCTGCTGTAAGTGGTGCAACGTATAGTCCCTTACATCTTGAACATTATATGGATGTTACGAGTACTACAGATGTAAAGCTAGAAATAAGAATTGATGGAATTTCGCAAAGTGCAACATTTTTAGCTAACGATGAAGCTAATGGTCGTCCACAAACAAAATTTTTCTTTACTAAGGTTGCTGAGACATAATGGCATTAACAAAAATAGGGACGGATGGTGTCAAAGATGATGCCATCACGTCAGGGAAGATACCCGCAAACGCTGTGGGTTCTAGTGAGATAGCAGACGAAGCCGTAACACTAGCTAAACTGCCACATGGCACATCATCTAACGATGGTAAATTTTTACGAGCAAACAACGGAGCAGATCCTACGTTTGAAACTATTACTGGTACGACAATAAACAACAACGCAGATAACAGAGTTATTACTGGCTCTGGTACTGCTAATACTTTAAATGGTGAATCAAACTTAACTTATGACGGTTCAAATATTTTAAAAATCCAAGGACTAGATCAACAACAGATAACTATAGGATCGACTAACGGTGGTATTGCTGCACTTATTTTAGATGGTAATTCTAATGGTGATGGTGCTGGTGGCGATTATGCTATTATTCGTCATACTTCAAGTGGCGACTTAGATTTTTTTGCAAGAGATCCAAGTGGTGCAAAAAATTATATATTTAGGACAGGTTCATCAGAACAAGTACGCTTTCAAGCTGGTGGAGGAATATCATTTGGAGGAGACACCGCAGCAGCCAACGCACTTGACGACTATGAAGAAGGTACCTGGACACCTATATTTAAAAAAAATGGTACTGCAAACCCTACTCCTTCTCATGTAGGAGGAACTTATACAAGAATTGGTAATATTGTTCATCTAGCAGCTTATTGGTATTTAAATAATAGTTCTAATAGTGCTGGAAGTAGTGGTTATTGGACAATGGAAGGATTGCCTTTTAGTATAGAAGCTCAATTATCAGGTGGTTATCAATTTCTAAATACTGGTTATATGAGTATAAATAATACTGATTATGTAACTACAAGTACTTATAACTACCCCATAAGATGGCAAGCTAATTCAAGTGGAGCATTAAATATGTATGGTCCTATTGCTGGTTTAGCTTGGACTAATGGTTATATGGAAGTTGCAGTAAATGGTGTCTTAAGAATAGATTAGACCGAAGCTACGTCTATAAACTAAGCCTAAAACTGTTTATATCGGAGATATATCCTAATGGCATTAGCCGAATCAATAGAATACGACAAGATAGAAGTTGTCGGTCAATACAAAGCGGTGCAAGTCCGCAAAGCAACTGTCATCACAAAAGATGGCAACGAATTAACAAGATCTTTTGAAAGATATGTACTATATCCAGACTCAGACATAAGTAAAGAACCATCAGAGGTTAGTGCTGTATGTAATGCAGTCTGGACGGATGAGGTAAAAGAAGCATGGAAATCCCGTCCATCAAAATCCCTAGTGGAGAAAAAATAGAAACAATATCTATACCTTTACCAACAGCAGACGTACCCTTTTATAGACCTATGGTCATTCCACCTAGTGACCTAAAAGAGCCTGATGGGGTACAAGCTGAACAAACAGATGAGGTAGATACAGGTATAAGAAACGTCAATATTCCAATAATAGATTTTGATGTACCTTTACCAGAAAACGAAATACTTATAACTGCTTCTACAACAGCAGTCGTTTCCGTAGCTGCAACCTTGACTGCGACAGCAGCTTTTAAATGGGTTGTAACAGCCATGAAACCAATACTTAAAACAGCATGGAAGAAGTTAAGTCCGAAAAGCCAAAAGGCTTAATCGGTAAATTAAAAGACATAGGTGAAGAAAAGGAGCATCAACTAGAAGTCCTCGGAACTCTAGTTAGGCTGGGCGTTGTTGTTTGGTCTGGTTTCATAATTACGATGAATTATGTCGATATACCTATGGTTAAGAAATCTGGTAACTCAGATATCACTTTCGTAGCCAGCGTTTTTACGGGCGCGTTGGCAACATTCGGTTTGACTACTGGTAAAAATGGCAGTAGTAAACCACCTCAATGTCCGATGAAAGATAAACCAAAAGCATGAAAAAACTAATCTTGCTTTTAGCTCTGTTATCACCCAGCATAGCTAGAGCCAATACTGTCACTCCCCAGTTCACAACAGGGAATATGACATCAAATACAGTTACGACTCAAACTATAAAAGAAGTCACAAAAAAGGAAGTCATGGGAGCTGCCGTAAAAACTTGGAGTGGTACTAACGTAACCGCATCAGGAAATATAACTGCTGCTGATACAACCTTTACAGTCAAAGATGACACTAAAGCTTGGACATTAGAAACCACAACTAGAGCTGCTGGGCTTATAGAGAAATGGGATATCACCACAGACTATACAATCAACTCCACTACAAATTCCTACTCTGTCTTCTCACAGTAGGCAGTCCGGTATTTGCTGAAGGAGACACCAATAATAATGCAAATCCTGTGGCAGCAGCCACGGGAAATGTAACCAATCAAGCTGTCCAATTTCAAAATAACGGAGCACCAAGTCGTCAATCTTTTGGTAATAACATTTCATGCAATGGAAGCACGATGACTTTTTCTCCTTTTTATATGGGAAATGATACAACCCCTTTTGATGAAGAAGGTTACGTCATATCAGAGAACTGGGGATTTCAAATAAATTTCTCAGTTCCATTAAATAGAGATTTGACTAAGCAATGCGAACGTATGGCAGAAAGTCAGATACAAAAAAACAAGCTGGACTTTGAACTTGTGAGAGCACTTAAATGTGCTGAACTCCAGCAAAAAGGCTTCACTCTACTGCCTGGATCTAGGGTTTATCACCTTTGCTCCGATGTAGTACCTATCCAATCATTAATAAAGAAAGATGTTAGCAATTCTAAAACCACTAGTTCTAACTGGTTTAAAAAGCCCTAAATTCAAAGTTTTTGTAATTCAATTACTTGAAAAATTAGTAGAGCAAACAGATAACGAACTAGATGATAAAGCACTTGCAATAGTTAAAAAAGGCTTAGGCGTTAATTAAATGAAAAAAGCAACTGAAGAACAGTTCAATGAACTACATCAGTTGGTCACAAAAGAGTTTTTAGACAGAGTTAAGAGTGGTCAAGCTACTACTCAAGATTTAAAAGCAGCCTGTGATTGGCTGA